TCTAGTATTAGCGGATAAAAGTCCAGTCGATTTTTTAGACAGGGCATTTGCCACTGCTGCTACGTACTCGTTGTTTTCCATCTTATCTTTTTTGGGGTCAGGTGGGATGACTTGTTTTACTTTGGTCTTTGAAAAGGGTTGAACCTTTTCTCCTGGAGTGAGAGATTGTAGGTACTCTCTATACGCATCAGTTCCGATTTCAAATGCTTCTTTAATATCAGTAATCCAAGAACGGAATGTAGTTTCTTCTGCCGTCAGACACAGAACATAGTTAGGTCCGCGACGAATAATTTTACCTACACGACCATCCTCAGTCAGAATCCATTCACCCTTCTTATATACCTCGTTCTTGTAGAACTTGTCACGGGTAATATTTTTCTCAGCAATTTGAGCTTTCTTATTGAAGTCGGAAAAACTCTTCATTAATGTAATTTACGTATCAAATTATATTTATAACCTATGGCATCCTTCGCTGAATTTCTTTCATCAGATCCTTGACATCCTTCTCGCTCAGTGCCTTAGGCATACCTGCGGCAAAAGTTTTCTCATCACCGATCACTGCTGCACGACGCATCTTTGTACCAGAGATAGCAAAGGTATCGCCATCTGCATCACGTTCTCCAGAACTAATGATGTCATAATCATAGAAAGAATAATCCTTTCCGTTGCCTCTCTTAGTCCACTGGAAAGCATTCACCCTATCACTACCAACTACCATGTAGCACTTATCGTATCCCATGTCCTGCAGAGCTTGAATAGATGCCACAACTGGATTCTTCGCACCTGCTCTTGTAACCAGTGATGGAGCTATGATATTGTTTCTTGCCCATGGAAGTGCTTTCTTCATATACTTAATTCTAACGTCCACTGGCAAAGGATTTTCATCACCACCAACACTAGGAGATGGGATGATAAACCAGTCATGACCTTTTGCAAGTGACTGCAAAGATCTGAAGTTAGATTCATGTCCATGTGTACATGGTTGGAACCTACCAAAGGTGAAGTAGACTGGTTTGTAATCTACTATTTCCATTCCTTCTCTACCGTGAAATTGTTGTATGAGAATTCCAAACGGTTCACAAGTTTGATCATGTCCCCATCCAAGTGGAGAACATACCCCTCAGGGTTGGTCACTTTGTAACCACCTTCCTGCTTTACAAAATACTTGATGGGACCTGCATTTTCTACACGGTCTAACTCATCAATAACAAGTTGTTTGTTCTCTGCGATCTTTCTATATAGGGTCAGCATTGCACGAAACTCTCTTTCGTGATCCTCAAGATACTTTAGACCGTTATACATCAGATCACGCTTCTTGGTTTTAGCAGCGGGAGACTTTACTTTATCAATCTCCTTCATCATCTTCTCATGATAGAACTTACCCAATGCTTTCAGGGTAACTCTAGAATCCATGTTGACATTTCTCTGGTTCCTGATCTCATCGTTGAAGAATTGCTTCACATAGGATGCAACGTGATACTTTAAATCTCCAGTCTTGCTCATGTTAGATACAAGATGGTTCAAAAACTCACCAGAGATACCACACATCCTTTCAATGATGCCGACATTGGTAGAAAACTTACTGAGTATTCCCTTAGAAACTGCAGTGTCTGCTAAAGGAGTGTCATTCTCAAGCATCAATACCTGAGGTAAGTCATTGCTCTGAGGAACATCTGCACCAGGAAGTGCTTGCATCTCAGCAAAGTTATCACCAGAGTAGTGCGTGTGGAATACAATTCCAATCTTTGCTTCAATACATTTCTTACCCAGTGGATGACTGGTGGGAATTGCGTATGTGAGTGTGTTTGCAGTAAAGGTTACATACTCAACGCCATCAATGATCTGTCTCTTCTTCAGTCTATCAGTGAAGAGGATGTCACCCTGCACAACACCCTTGATATCCATCTGAGAAAAGTATCTCAGTGCATTCTTTAGAGTGTCCCCAAGACCACCTGATCCGTACAAAGTTTCAACCTCTTCATAGTTGAATGCAATCTTTGGAGAACCTACGTTGAATGCAGATTTGTTTGCGACAAAAAAGTTTCCTGTCTGAGGATCTGTGCCGCAAACAACAGAAGGTGCCCCATCCCACTTGGTCTGCATAAAACCAGATCCACTCTTCTCTCCAAGCATCTTGAGAAGTTCCTGCATAAATCTAACAGCAGCATGGCACCCATCGACGCCATAGTTCAGCATCTCATCTTCGAGGTGTTCTAAGTGCTTGAGTTGAACTACGTTTGCCATCAGATCCAATTCCAGTTTGTACGACCACCAGCAGAATAGATGAATATTCTGGTGCCAGGAACTCCAAGGTCAGATCTCTGGGTGTCAGATCTAGCCATGAACACTGGTCTAGTTGCACCAGTCATCAATTCATTTTGATCTTGAACACTGTCACTGTACATGTGAGTAGATCCAGTGACCAATCTGTAGGTATTACCAGACTTTTGAAGTCTCTGTGGTGTACCCTGAATGACAAACTGAACAGATTCAGAATTGTATTGACCTCTCCTGTAACTGGGTCCATAGATCGCTTCGATCTTCAAGGAGGTGTCTTCGATTTCTCTACCAATATTAACACCACCACCAGCAGCAGTGATGCCCGTGGGGTACATCTGTTTCAAATCTTCACCAAACTTCTTGACCTCTGGGTGGGTCTTGAATGCGGAGAGACCACCCCACTGCTGGAAGTGCTTCACGTCCGTACCGTCTTTCAAAGATGCAAATCCCGTGTACTCCAGACACCCATCCTTACAGGTGACAAAGACAATATCAGCTTTGGGATCCTTCTTTGCATCGGGAGCACCCATGGCACCAATAACGTTGTGAATGGTTACACCTGCAATCTCAAAGTCTAAGCAAACATCCTCACCATTCTTCATCAATTTCTCACGTTCTCTGGTAATCAGATCGTTGAAGTCATTCAACCAATATAGTTCAATCTGTTTACCAGGAGGAAGAAGTTTAAATCCACAACGCTCAGCGAAGAATCCAAGGTGTCCCCATTTCAACTGACCAAGATCAAGACTGGTACTCCCACCGCCAAAGTCAGGAGACTTAAATAGAGCACCAAAAGGGATATATGTCGTCTCATCGTAAAGGATACACTTTAACTTTCTGGTGTCCAGATTTTTCAGAGGAAGGCGGTGCATTACAGCATCTGCAAAGTCATTAGCAGAGCTGTAGTTTTGACAGAAAAACTCTCTGTTGTCCGCTACCTCCCTACCCTTCTGCATTTTCTTGGTTTGGTAGACGATACCCGTCAACTGAATACCCTCAGTCAGTTTAGTGGTTCCATCCCAATCCTTAGTTGCCTTCTCCAGCACAAAACGACGGTTATTGATAACCATCTGCCAAAACGTTTTCAAGTTAGGGCGCAGTCTCTTTTCAAACTGAGACCAGTTGAGTGCTACCATACAAAAATCCTCCCCAGCTATTTAGAAACGTTTCCAAAAGCGTGGGGAGAGTAGTCCTGCTTCACTGCCAATCTTGTGTTTCTTCAAGGTTAGCACGATGTCTCCTGCTAGAGAGATCCGAGTGTGCGGTCTGTCAACTGGCACAGTGTAGTGCTCCAGTGAACCAGGGAATAGTAGTAGGTGTTCTGCCTTGGGTTCGATCACATAGTCTCGTGTGTTCAACCCGTTCTGTTGACCAGTGAAAGAGAATGCTGCACCGAACCATTGGTTTGGATTCTCAGTGTGGAAGACGATTGGATCTCCTGCTGGTTGCACATAGTATACGAAACTGATGTGAGCACAGGAGTGGTAGTGCATTGGGAATGACTGTCCAGGTTCACAGATAGTAAACCAACTCTTCGTTACGTTGACCTCAAAGATATCTGTGTCAACGTTGAAACTCTGTAGGTATTCTCGTGTCTTCCTACCAACTGCTTTAAAAAAGTCATGCAGTCTCTTGTCTTGATGAACAAGAACTTTGCCCGCGAGTTCACCAGTTATCTTTCCATCATCAGTAGTAAACTTGTGGTTGTCAAATGACTTGTAGATAGCAGGTAAAAACCCTGGCAGGTCTGTTTCGTAGACCGCCAGGGGAGCAAAGTTATGAAACAACATACTGGTCAAACAACTTGCGGATGTTCTGTGTGATCTCCATGCCGCCAGTTTTCTTTTCGAGCAGCGTTCCATCAGGAGACGTTACGATCAGAACTGGAGTGGCAGTGACACCGTACTGTTTAGCGAGAGCAAGGTTCTCTTCTGGAATGGGTTCATCACTAAAGTCCTCAAGGAAGACTTCTTCGATGATCTCTTTGCGATCATCTTTGATTGCACCGATGTATCGCTTAACAAGACCACAAGGACCACAGGAATCCTTGGTGAACATGTAGAACTTATTCATCGATCATCCTCAGCACGGTTCTCAGAGTAGTAGATGTCAAACTGACCACCAGGATAACGCTTCTCCAACTTCTTCACGTTGGTCTCGATCACTTCCTCAAAGGAGACGCCGAGTGCTTGGGTTGCTTGTGCTACGTACCAGAGAAGATCACCCAACTCAATAATGAGATGCTCTCGATTATCGTCGTTCCAAGGCTTACCTTGGAAAACCATCTTCTTAATGATCTCAAGGAACTCACCACCTTCAGCATTAATCCCAACGCCAGCAGTAAGGAGACGCTCAATATTGGCACCCTTTCCATCAAGTTCAACAAGACGGTCAGCAAGGGCAACAAAATCTTTAGAAGCATCTGACGTTACGGCATCAACGAAGTGTTCGTAGCGAGAAAAATCAATAGTCATACTAAGAAAATAATTGGAGTGTTTCGGGGAACCATAGGTAGTCTAACTCAGACTGGGCGAGTGTGTCAAATGCTTGCTCAGGGGTTTCAACGAGAGGGTTGCCAGCAAGATTGAAGCTCGTGTTTAATAGTATACCATGCCCTGTCCGTTTTTTGAACTCCTGCAGAATCTCGTAGAGGTGTCCGTCCACTACGGTCTGGACCCTGCAGGTGCCATCAACGTGAGTTACACCAGGGATGATATCGGTTGTCACTTTATAACACTGGGTCATGAAGCGACTTGCTTGTTTGATGTTGAAGTATAAGTGTGCGTCCTCTTCTAGGACACATGCTGCGAATGGTCTATACCACTCTCTCTTTTTAATTCTGTTTACTATTTCCCTGGCGTTCGGGACGAGTGGGTTAAAGAGTATGGATCTGTTCCCCAGTGCTCTCTGTCCAGCTTCAGAGTATCCATCATATACTGCGACACTCTTTTGTCTTTCAAGGAGTTTAGCAACTTCTGACGTTGTTGCGACATGTCCTCGGAATTTTGATACGTCATACTTCCAGCCGTGAAATGCAGTTGTAGTTAAAGGTCTAGGTTGATTGTCTTTGGTGTTGATTCTCCAGTGGTACATTGCAGTGCCAACAGAGATGCCAACATCCGTTGCCATGGGTTCAAAATAGAATTCTACATCGGGGAAAGTTTCTACTAACAATGTATTAGTTATAATATTCATTGCGTAACCACCCGTAAAACATAACTTTTTAAGTCCTGTTTTGTCCAATGCTTTACGAACCAGGCGAATAATCACGTTTTGTGTATCCTTCTGAACCGCTTTTGCATAGTCAGCGTAGGGTTGATAGTTATGTTTCGTAATCTCATCAGTGACATCTACTCCCTTCTTACCGAAGATCTCTTGAGCAATGTCGATGAAGTTATCAGGACCATATCCATAGAAAAATAGGTTGACATCCCTGCAGTGGAACATCATATCATCAACGAAGAGATCGTCTTTGATGTGGGTTTGATTGGTGTCCTGACCATAGGCAGAAAGACCCATGACTTTACCTGCTTGTAGGGCAGTCTCACCCATCATAACAGCACCAGCACTGTACAGATAACCCAGACCCATCATGCTCTGCCTGTGGACCTCAGCAGTGGGATGGAGTTTCTGTAGACGGTCTGTCTCCGTGGGCAAATCCATCTGTTCTGGGAACAGTTTGATGAAGTTCTTGTAGATCTCTGTGAACCTCGTGCCCTCTGCAACGTAGATAGATTCTGCTTCAAAGGAGAGTTTGTCCAGAGACCCACTACCATCCACTACAAGCACCAGAGACTTGTCAAAACCGCTGTTGTAGTACGCTCCAGCAGCGTGTGCAAGGTGGTGACGCTTGTCCTTGATAACCTTTGGTATCTTGCCATGCTTCTTCTTGTACGCCTTCAAGAACATATCAAGATACTTGAGACCACCATCATACATGAATGTCCTATCACCAAAATAACATAGGACAATGAGATCCACAGGATCCTTCACACGAAGAAGGTTCTTGTAGATCTCAAAGTGATGTAGGTCGTGCTTCTCTCCACTAAATCTTTCTTCTAGAAAGTAGTTCTTGATTTCTCCATCGTAGATACAAGCAGAGCAATCATGGTTGCCATACTGAATTGCTAGCACCCTCATACTTTTAACCCAGCAAACTTTTCAAACATATCTTTAGGACTTTCTGCAACGAAGTCTTGACCAGAATCTGCAAGGTTTTCCTGAGCAGATTGCTCTACATCATACAACCTCATCTTAGCACGATCAATACCAACAACAAACCTCTTGTTTACGGTCGGATCATTGTATCGGTTCTTCAACTGCTTCACCATAATCTGTCCAACCTGTTCCAAGTCTTCAGTTGAAATAAGGGCAAACATAAGATCAGCAGTAGCAGGGAGACCAAAGGATTCAGAAGTGTCAGTAATGTCAACGTCACTGCTACCATAACCAGAACGAGTGGTCTGGGTGGCAGATACGATAGGGACCTTGGCTTCGACAGCCAACCCTCTAAGCTCCTCTGCAATTGACTTAACAAGAGTATAGGAATTAATATTGGCAGCCCCTTTGTAACGCGAAGAGGCGCAAATATTGAGATAATCCACAAAAATAATATCAGGTGTAAAAGACTTCTTAAGTGCCAAGTCGTTGAGAAGAGCTCTGAAATGTCCAACATTGGCAGACGCCGTGGGGTACTCCTTAATAATTATCTTACCATGGGTTCTCTGTGCAAGTTTGTGAACTTTACTTTCAAACATTACCTTCGGAAGATTAGCAAGATCCTGAATAGGAACGTTCAAGAGATTGGCGTCGATCCTTTCAGCAATCTTCTCTTCAGCCATCTCCATCGTGATGTACAAGACGTTCTTGCCTTGAAGAAGAGAAGCACTAGCCATATGGCACATGAATAGAGACTTACCAACACCAGTGCCTGCAAGAGCAATGTTGAGAGTTTTATTAGGAAGTCCACCCTTTGTAATCTTGTTGAAGAGTTCCAAGTCGAAAGGAATTTTGTCCTCAACCTTGTGGTAGGAATCGTAGCGTTCCTCGTAGTCTTCGATGTAATCATGTCCAATATGATTATCGAACGATACAGAGAGTGCCTCAGATAAGATACCAGGGATAGCACCAGTTGACTTGGTACTATCTTTACCGTCAGCAATCTTGATACTCTCCATGAGAGCAAGATATATAGCACGTTCTTTACACCACTTCTCAGTGGTTGATACCATCCAATCAAAGTCGGACTGCTCATCCTCAATGGTCTCGATGAACTGCACCATGGACTTGTGCTGTTCATCAGAGATTGTATCAAGGTTGCCTACCTCAATCTCCAATGCTTCTTTTGTGGGAGATTTATTGTAGGTTTTGTAGAATTCGTCGATTACTTTGAAGGTTTGCTTCTCAGTAAACTCAGCGAAGTATTCTGGTTTAATAAAAGGCAGCGCCTTCCGAACGTACTCCTCACTGAGGATCAGGTTCTTCAGTACCAGATGCTCCACTTTGCTCATTCTTTGCCCTCAAACTGAAAGTAAACATTAATGTAATTCTCTTATCCTTAGACCTGTTCGGGGGAGAACTGTGCTCCAGATAAGATGGGTAGATAACCACGTCACCGTCAGTGGCGTAGAGACCAGCACCGATTGACCACTCTTTCAAACCAGGATCTAGTGCTCTGACAATCGACCTGAGTGGGTGGTGGTATACGTCAGAGTTATTGTTGTCAATACTTATGTAATGAACTGCAGTGTATTGACTTGGAAGGGTGTCAGTTCGTTCAAAGGATTCTCCTGGTAGCGAGACGCGAATGGTAGTGCCTGTTATGTAGGCTAGATGCGTATCATAGCATCCCAGGTCCCTCATGAACTGCTCAATGACATCAGTATAAGGAATGATAATGTCTTGGAGCGGTTGGAAGTCGTAGTCAAATGGAGAGGGATACTCAAATCGGTATTGGTTGAACCTCTGATTACAGAACTCTACGAAGTAATCATTGTTTTCTACATGATACTTTCGGATAGGGATTGCAAATAGATCAGTTCTCATACTTTGTCAGTTCCATACTTATACTCTTGACCAGCAGCCCAATCGAGTTGCTCCATCACTTCGGGGGTGAAATATTTTTCGGGATCAGCATATACAGCAGAAGGATAAACGGAAGATTCCCCAACAACGACACGATTCCCCTTACGGGTGAATACTCCGTACTTCTCACCCAACTCCAGTAATCCATAATACTTGTCAAGTCCGCGTGCGTCATAGAACAACCTCGTTTCTACTACAGAGTTCTCTTTTGTCAGACGTGACTTCGCTGCCTTTGCTTTGATGATGTTACCCACCACCTCTTTGCCGTCCTTCTCCTTGGACTTGCTGAGGTAGATGATGGTAGAAGCAGCATACTTCAGACCAGAACCACCACCCATCTCCTTGGTGGGAACGTAGGCACCGACGACATCGTAGGTGTGGTTGGTCACGAGCATAGGAACGCCTGCCTTACCCAGTTTGAGGGTGAGGATACGGAAGATTGCCTTGACGACCTGAGCACGGGTCATGTCACGGGTATCCTTACCATCAGCAGAATCTTGCATCTCCTTGCTGGTGGACAGCATACCCAGACTGTCGAGGACAAACATCATAGGTTTGCGATCATCCTCTTTCTGCTCCAGATACTTGTCGAGGATCTTGATTGCTTGGGTGCGAAACTCCTGAACTGTGGTGACAGGAACCAGGATCATACGATCACCATCGATGTTTCGCTCATCGATCATGGACTTGGTGATTGCTGCCTCAGATTCAAAGTACACAACACCTGCATCAGGGTTGCTGGCAAGGTAGTGCTGTACTACACCGAGACAGAAGAAGGTCTTACCAGTGCTGGATTCTCCAGCGATAGCAGTGATCTTGTTGGAAGGAACTCCACCAAAGATGCTGCCACTGACAAGGGCATTGAACATGTAACTGCCACTGTCAACATAAGAATCAACGTCACCTACCGATCCCTCGGACATGAGACCAGCATACTCATTGCCGATCTCCTTAACTACATCTTGTAAAAAACTCATGTGAATAAAAATTCAAGGTTGGACACTTTCTCCGTCTTCCATCCTATCACGTCGGTGATGATGTGTAAAGGATCTAAGAACGCTTTTTTAAATTGGGCATCACGGTCAATACTATTCTCCAGATCGAGTTCTCTGGGGAAAGTATTGAGGAACGAGATGACATTTTCACTAATTTTATTTGGACGACGCAGGTATAGAAACTTGATCTTTTCACCTTCTTGAACTAGAGGGTATTTGTGTTCAAGTTTCCTCTGTGCGATATAAAAATTATAAAGCAACGTGCCACGAACATGTATAGGGCATCCCTTTGAATACACGGTTCCGTGCGCTTTGAACTTTGATAGACCATTGACCGACCTCGGAAACGCAATGTCCTCGGGAGGTAACGAATCGAATTCATCCCTGAAACTATCTATGTAAGATATCAGGTCTTCTTCAGTATTTGTCATCATAATTGTCAGGGCTTCCTTAATTGCCTTGCGACAAGGGGCAGGAGTGGATGACTTCACTGCCTCAATACCCATCATTTTCAGTTTAGGTTGGGCATAGCGGACGCCTTCGCTGTCCCAGACGTTGAGGATGTAACGCTTCTTCGCTGTCCAGATTCCACGGTCAGCGATGTTCTCGCGCTTCATCTTCATTTTCTGTTCATATGCCGAAGCGTAATCCGCAAGCTCCTGATAACTTCGTTCGATGAATGGTTCCAACTTCTCTTGGCAGATCTTATCAAGTATGGAAACAATTGCTGCTTTATCGCCAGACTTAGCAGCAAAGAATTTATCAACAAGAGGTCCAAGGTTAAGATAGATACTGTCAGTGTCGGATGCGATAACATAATCGACTTCCTCAGTAGACAAAAGGTTATTTAGATATCCGTTGACTTTGTTTTCAATCCAACGAATAGAAACTTGACCCGAAAGCGTGATCGCCTCGGCGTTGCGTAAGTCATAATACCTAAAGTATTGGTTGCCGATAGCACCATAAGCACTGTTCAGTTGGATCTTACGTGCCATCTGAATGTTGTTGTACTTACTGATCGACTTCTCAAGTTCCTTGGTGGGCGTCTTCTCATACTCTTGCTTTGCCATCAGCATGAGTTTCTTCGACTGCACACGTTCATCGTAGATCTTCTGCATCATCTCAGGCAGGAAACCATGGATGTCCTTGCGATACTGTGACCCGTTGGCACAGGTAGCATAGTTCGGATCGATCTGGATCTCTTGGTTCAGGATCCTTTCAACAGATGCGCTGGGATGTCTTTTCTCACAGAGGGTCTCTGGTGAGATGTTGTACTGCATAATAAGGTGAGGGTACAGACTATTAAGGTCAAAGCTAACAACCCAATCGTACCTTCCAGGAATCGGTTCCTTGACGTATGCTCCTGCGTATTTTTCATTCTTATTGCTCCTCTTTGCTGGAGGCACTACAAGATTTCTATCCCTCAAGAAATTATATATGAGAGTATCCCACATTCGTACTTGAAAGTACACATCCCGTAAGTTTACCTTGGCGTCATAGGCAAGAGCGATGGCAAGATCAATCAGTTTCATCTTCTCTTCGAGACGCAGAACCAGTTCCACGTCAAGAATGTTGTAGTCAATGAACTTCTGCCAGTCACGAGTGTAGAACTCCTTGAAGTTCTCGAACTCACTGTGATCCAACTTGTTCTGTCCCAGTTCCACAAAAGCAATGTGGTCCAGGCGATAAGATTCTTGGTTGGTATAGGTGAACTTCTTGTACAGATCGAGATAGTCCAGCACATTGATGCCGAACATGTTGTACACAATGTTTGTGCGACCCTTGATCTCAATCTCCTCACGATGAACGATGCCCCAGGGAGACATCATCTTCATCTCACGATCACCAAACAGACGCTCTAGACGACCACAGATGTATGGTACGTCATACAGTTCTACATTCCACCCCGTAAGAACATCTGGGAAAGAATTAACCCAATGGTCAAGAAAACTACGAAGCAGATGTTCCTCATCGTCGCATAAGATATACTCAACGTCTTTGCGATCCGTGTCATAGGGTCGAGTGCCCCATACTTTAATCCGTTTTGTAGCATAGTCCTGGATTGTAATGCTGAGAAGAGGTTCCGCGCATTCCTGCACGTTAGGGAAGCCATTCTCACATGCCACCTCAATATCAAGAGATGTAATCTTAAGACTCTTAAGGTCATAGTCAACCTCACCAGGAAACTCTTCCGAGATGAACTGGTAGAGGTAGCGGTCATATCCATGGACATCAAACCCTTCTACGTCACGATACTTATCAACGAACCCCCGTGCCTCACGGACAGATTCAAACTTGACGGGTTTTGCATACCGACCATCCAGTGTCTTGTGTTGGGTCTCCTTGTCGGTAACGACAAAAAGGGTCGGAGAAAACTTGAACTTACGTTGGATACGCTCAAGAAGACCACCAGGACCTTCTTCGTAACCGATGTAGAGCAAGTTGTCACCGACCAGTTGGACGTTGGTATAAAAACTCATTTAGTCACAGATTCATACTTAGCACGGATCTCCTCCGTGGGTTCCACAATTGTAGCAAGCGTCTCGGAATATAGCAAGATGTCCGTGTCCACTGTATGAAGTGGCCAAGGGGTCAGGGTGCCATCGTCGTTGACTAGATAAGGATCCTGCAGGTGGCAGGATGGTTCTGCATCCAACTGCTCAACCTTGCTGATCAGGGTCATCCCCGTTCTCAGGATCACTAGACATACTTCCATCATCATCCTCCAAAATCTTCTCTGCTTCCGCAAATAATGTATCTAAATCAAGTTCTTCTTCACATGCACCAGCAATCATTTCTTCATGCCTCTTGAAGTTCTCTTCGTAGAAGTCATCTTTGATTGCATTCACATACTGCTCTGCAATAGAATCCAGAGGATCATATGCGGTGAGTACATGGTGACCAGGGAGAAAGAAGTCTCTCTCCTTACTCAGTGGTGCCCAGGGAAACCAGGAGACTTGATATCCTTTCTG